AACGATACTGTCAGTGTTTACTACGGACAGAGTTCAACCGTTGCAGTTGACGGAACGCGGAGTGGTGGGCAGTCCCCGTATGGAGAACGAGTACTTGCTGCATCTCATGTGTTCCCAAGCACAGGAGTAAGTTACGCTTTTGTGCGCGGAACATCGTCCACGACTCTCAATGCTGACGGTGGAGCCATAACTAAATATCCACTGTAACGAGGAATCTATGCCTAAAACACTGCTCAAGGTCGAGGTCGGAAGTGGTCGTGTGGTTGAGTCCACGCGGAACTACGATTTTTCTAATTTCATTCCAGAGAACACGGATCGCTTCAAGTATCTTTTGGTCGATGACGGAATCAGTTCTATTTCAATTGAAGCAGGTTTTCAGACGGGAGTGGGTACTGGATTTTCTAGCGTGGAAAACACAGGCGCACTGAATGCGGACGGAACACCAAACCTCACACCAGTGGTGGAAAGCGTGTCCACAGAATCTACAGGTATTCCCATTCTGCTTCCAATTGCTGCTGTTTCAGAGCAAGTTTTGAGTGGAAGTGCATATGAAATCTGTTTTCAGTCAAACATCACACCTGAAGTATTCAACTTTTATGCAGTTAACGGAGTCACGGTTGCGGAGTACACACCCACGGTTGGTTCCATTGGTGCTAGCACAACAACCATTGCTGGACAGCGCGCACTAAAGTTCAAAGGAACTTATCAAGATATACCCTCTGTTCGCGCTGGTGGACTGAAAGTTCCAGGTGGATACTCTTTGTCTGCTTGTCCGTATCACCTTGTCAGCGGACACATCTATCTTGATCAGTCTTTGCCGTCGGCATATGATCCTGTTTTGTTTAGTCTGTGTCGCAGCATTACTGCTGGTTCCACTCAAGATTCGTATGCTATGGTGTACGAAAACGGATCAAGCCGCTTGAAGTTTAATTTTTCTACAAGCGCAGACAGTTCTAGCGGATTTGTGAATAGCATGAATGCTTCTCCTGTGGGCATAACCCTGAACCAATGGCATCATGTGGCTGCTGCATTTTATTATGATGGTGTGTCTGCTTCAGTTGCCACATATTTCAATGGATCACGGGTAGCAACCATTTCGGCAGCGAGCAGTGGATATCTTCGTTCGACTAATGAGCCGTTCTGCATGGGTTCCGACCAATACGGAAATCATCCTTGGCGGGGTTGGGTTGATGACTGGATCATCAGCGGAGGAAATACCCTTGCTGCTCTTCGTGGGTTTACTCAAGGAACAGGAGCATCACTTCCTATCAGGCATCAGGAAGCAGGAGATTACACCGTTGCGTATTTGAGCATGGACGGTCCAGCAGGAACATCCTTTGTTCCATGTGATCGCGGGCGTAGAGTTGCTGCTTGTGTTGACGGATTTGATCGTTTTGGAAATCTGTATGTCTCTTCTGTGGAAGTAGATGATTTTTCAGTACACGGAATAACTCTGTTTGTCGGTGTTTGTGGTGGATATCAGGTAAGTGGAGTTTGCGGTGCTGCTAATGTGTTTGGGTACAATAGTGGGGCTTGTCTCGTAGTATCTTCCGTACAGAGTACATTTGGTTTGACCCAAGAAAAGGCATACAGACAAAATTTGGCAGATCTGTCTTACCATCTTGTTCTTGGACAAGCCGAAATGAAAGGCGAGCGCGGAGGAAGAACAGGGGATTTTGCTAATCTGATGGCTAAGTCTCTTTCAGACTTTAACGGGTATACATTTACATTCAAGCCTTCTCAGGATCAGATCAATCAGATAAAGTATCTGTACGATGACATCACAATCAATGGCAGGACTGCTTCCTATTTCTTGGAAGACACAAGTGGAAATCTGTTTACATTCAGCACAGGAGGCATAAAAGCCCTGTACACAGACATTGTGGATTATCATGCGATTGCATTGTCATCGGCTAATTCTCTGAAGACTAGAATTTCTGGAAGCACGCAATCTGCACAATTGAAGAGGATTGATGGAATTACCAACGAGCAGATGGTTTTTAAGTTGGCTGCTTTTGCTGATAAAAACTCTTCGGTATACATCTCTACTAAAAGCAAACTAACAGGTTCTTTCAGAGAACCCGAAACAGTTCTTTTGACGGACATAAAAGAGCCGCCTAGTAAGGGGGGATGAGTTTTGAATCTCATACATTATGGAAATGAAGTTGTTACAGTTAACGATACGGACTACAAGTTCTGTGATTTTTTGAAATTAGATGGTGAGTACTCTGTTCCCTTTGGTTTGAGTATCAGGGTATATGAACGAGGAGCAGTTCACTATATTTCTGATGGATTCACCACCATTCATTTACCAAAGGTTGATCAGTACTGTGATGCACTATGTGCTAGAGAATCTGAACTTCGTAGGCTGATTCGCATTGACTCTTGAACTGCATTCTGCCTCCAAGATAAATACTTCAAAAGGAGACAGGAATGGCAAAGCCACGGTCAAGACAAGAGTTTAAGGAATACTGCTTACGCGCACTCGGTGCGCCAGTTATCGAAATCAATGTTGACGATTCCCAAGTTGAAGACCGTATAGATCAGGCTTTACAGTACTTTGCTGACTGGAATTCTAATGGCGCACAGCGCACATACTGGAAGTATCAGGTAACCGCTCAGGACATAGCAAACAAGTACATCAATACAGATACACTCAGTCCTGGTGGATCGGATATTCTCACAGTTAGTCGTGTTTTTCAGATTGGTTTCAATCTTCAGGTCAACAACATTTTCAATGTTCGATATCAGATGGCATTGAACGACTTCTACGGTCTTCGTACAGGTCAGATGAATTTGAACTACTTTGTTTCCACCATGCAGTACATAGAGATGTTGCAGCAATTGCTAGATCCAGAGAAACAGGTTCGATTCAACAAGTACAACAACAAGATACAGATTGATATGAATTGGGAAGATTTTGCACCAGATCAGTATCTTTTAATTGAAGGATACACTATTGTGGATCCAGAGGAGTACAGCGAAGCATGGAACGATCCCATGCTCAAGAAGTACGCCACTGCTCTCATCAAGCAGCAGTGGGGTGCAAACCTGTCCAAGTTTGAAGGCATCCCCATGCCAGGCAACATTACATTCAACGGACAGAGACTGTATGAAGAAGCCACAACAGCAATACAGAACATTGAAGAAGAGGTTCTGCTGAAGTATCAAGAGCCGCCCGACTTCATCACAGGATAAACATGACAGTCAACCCTTACTTTCGTAGGAATAAAAAAGGCGAGCAATCGCTCATTGAATCACTCACGACCGAGGCGATCAAGATCCACGGTCATGAGATGGTTTACATTCCGCGAGAGAAGGTCACAGAAGACCTGATTCTTGGTGAAGAGGTATCGGAGTTCTTGGATGCGAACCGTATAGAGATGTACCTTGAGAACGCCGATGGATTTGAAGGCGATTCCGAGATGTCGCGGTTCGGTCTTGATGTGAAGGATTCCGCCACATTCATTGTGTCCCGCAAGCGATTCATGGATGTGATGGGACACCACCCCGAGATTCAGAAGAATGGTCGCCCCCGCGAAGGCGACATCATCTATTTTGACTATCCGTACACCATGTTTGAGATCAAGTTCGTGAAGCACGACAATCCGTTCTATCCAGGCGGTGATCGGTATTCGTTCAAGTTGAGTTGTGAAGCCTTCAAGTATTCCAGTGAGAAGATAGACACTGGCGAGTCTCAATTGGATGCGGTCATGAACATTGCATCGGATTATCTAATCGGCATCACGCTTGGCGGCGGCTCGGGAACATATACTCTCGGAGAAGAGGTCTACACAGGAACCACCGCAGACAAGCACGCCTACGGGCGCGTCAACGAGTACACCGATCCCATCATTAGTTCCAAATCCATGCGGGTCAATATGCAAGAAGGTGCGTTTGAGATCGGTGACATCCTTGTGGGACTCGTCAGCGGTGCGTCTTACGCCATTGCTGGCATCTACGAAACCACGATCCGCGCCACGCATCAACAGCAGCAGGACAATGAGCAATTGGAACTTGAGCAGAAGCGTGACAACATCTTTGATTTCACTGAAAATGATCCTTTCAGTGAGGGAGGTTACTGATGTTCACGAACTTCTACAACGGCTCCATTCGGCGCATGGTGGTTGCTTTCGGCTCCCTGTTCAATCAGATTTACATTGACAAGGCAGATAGCAGCGGAACCAAGACGATGCTTGTACCCATTTCGTATGCTCCCAAAGAGAAGTACAAGGTGCGTCTTTCAGGAGAACCAAACTTTTCCAATCCCAATCAGATAGTCCTGCCGCGCATGGCTTTTGAGATCACGGGATATGTCTACGATTCTGCTCGCAAGCGCAACAGTCTGAACCGCCATGTAGTGCGTCCAACCACGGACAATCCGAGTGGAGTGGACTACACATTCGCGGAAGTTCCATACAACATTGATTTTGCTCTGTATGTCTATGTGCGGAACATGGAAGACGGATTGCGTATTGTGGAGCAGATACTGCCGTTCTTTTCGCCAGAGTTCGTGGTCACTGTAAACTTTGATGATATCAACCGTAAGATGGATGTTCCCATCTATCTCAATTCAGTTTCGTCTGAAGAAGATTACGAAGGCGACTTTGAAACTCGTCGCTCTATTATTTTCACCCTCAACTTTACGATGAAATCGTATCTGTTTGGCGCAAAGAAGAACTACAAAGAGATTCGTGTGGTTCAGGCGGGTCTGTGGAACTCCGATATTTTTGGAGACACTTTTGTTGGTGGTGTTACTTACCTACCAGGCAGTACCACAGATACTCCTAATTACGCCAATATTATTACGGGAATCAGCGGTCCGAGCGGTGCAAGTTCAAACGCCAACGACTACGATTCGTATGCAAAGGTGTATCAACCACAGAGCGGTGGAGGCACGACATACGCTGCTAATATGGTTTCGGGAGGCATCACCGTAGATTGGAATATTTGAGGAGTAGACTATGAGTGGATTTGACCATATTGAAAAGGCTCTCGGAGCAGAGCCAGCAAAACCGTTGACTGGCGATGGCATTCCGAAGAATGCCATCGTTGTAAGCGTAGAGCCTGTTCCGCTCACGGACGAGCGACTTGAAAAAGACCTGAAGAGCGACTACGAGGTTGTGCGGGACAATCTAAAGGAACTCGTAGACATGGGCAAGAATGCCCTTGATGGTGTCATTCAGGTGGCACAGGAGGGCGATCAGCCCCGTGCATATGAAGTGGTGGCTCAACTCATCAAGACGCTTGCGGAAACGAACCGCGAACTCATGGATCTCCACAATCGCGTGAAGACCATTCGCAAGATTGACCAAAGCGTTACAAACAACACAACAACGAATCAGTCCATCTACGTGGGTTCCACAAAGGAACTACAGGACATCATCAATTCTGCCCGTTCTTCTACAAAGGCGTTTGATAATCGCCCCGATGTTCGTGATGTGATTCAAGGTGACAAGAACAATGAGTAAGAAAAGCACCAAGTACCTCGGCAACTCCAATCTCAAGGCAGCAGGCGTAAATGTAAACTTCTCTCCCGAACAGATTGAAGAATACATCAAGTGCGCCCAAGACCCGCTGTACTTCATCAAGAACTATGTGAAGATCGTGTCCCTTGACAAGGGCTTGGTGCCGTTTGAGCCGTATGATTATCAGGAGGAGATGATCCGCACCATTCACGAAAACCGCTTTGTGATCGGCAAACTTCCCCGCCAGACAGGTAAATCTACCACGATCATCGCGTATCTGCTCCACTATGTGCTGTTCAATCAGAGCATGAGCGTTGCGATTCTTGCAAACAAGTTGACCACTGCCCGCGAACTGCTTGGACGTTTGCAGTTAGCCTACGAGTACCTGCCCATGTGGTTGCAGCAGGGAGTGGTGGAGTGGAACAAGGGTTCCATCGTGCTGGAGAACGGCTCCAAGATTCTTGCATCCGCCACATCATCGTCTGCGGTGCGTGGTGGATCGTTCAACTACATCTTCCTTGACGAGTTTGCGTATGTGCCGCAGAATGTCGCGGAAGAGTTTTTCTCGTCCGTGTATCCCACCATTACCAGCGGTCAAAGCACGAAGGTCACGATCATTTCAACGCCGAAAGGCTTGAATATGTTCTACCGCTTTTGGGTGAATGCGAACAAGAAGCCAGGCGAAGAGGGCAAGAACGAGTATGTGCCGCTGGAGGTGCATTGGAGCGATGTGCCTGGTCGTGATGAGAAGTGGAAGGCACAGACGATTGCGAACACCTCCGAAGAGCAGTTCAGGACGGAGTTTGAGTGCGAGTTCCTTGGCTCCATGCATACTCTTGTGCATCCCGAAAAACTCAAGTGCATGGTGTATCGCACTCCTGAATATTGGAATGGTGAGGGGCTACGGGTGTATCAGAAGCCCGTCCCCGACCACAAGTATGTGATAGTGGTGGACACAGCCCGTGGACAGGGATTGGACTACCACGCATTCTCGGTGGTGGATGTGACCTGCATACCGTATCGGGTGGTGGCTACATTCAGAAATAACGAGATGCCGCCCATGTTGTATCCCAATGCCATCTACCCCATATGCCGACAGTACAACAATGCGTACTGTTTGGTGGAGGTAAACGACATCGGAGGTCAGGTAGCGGACATTCTGCACGATGAACTGGAATATGACAACATCATCTATGTGTCCACACAAGGACGCAAAGGACAGATAGTGAACGGCGGATTCGGCGGCAAGGGTGGAGCCATGAAGGGCGTAAAGACCTCTACTGCGGTGAAGCGCATCGGCTGCTCTATCCTGAAGAGCCTCATAGAAGACACCAAACTCATCGTGGAAGACTTCAACACGGTGGACGAGTTCTGCTCGTTTGTAGCCAAGGGTGACTCGTTTGAGGCAGAAGAAACCCACCATGACGATCTGGTAATGACTCTGGTGCTGTTTTCGTGGCTTACCACACAGGCATATTTCAAATCCATCACAGGCAGCGACATCCGCAAAGACCTGTACGAGGAGCAAATGAAGAATTTGGAAGAAGAGATGACCCCCTTTGGATTCGTGGATGACGGAAACGAGTACGAATCTTATACCGACAGGAGCGGAACCGCATGGAAAACGGGAAAGGGCGAAAACCTAGATATGGGGTGGAGTTTTTAATCCATTCGTGAACCCTTCAAAATAATACATACACAGAGAAGCGCAGTCATACAGGCATTGACTTCTTCACGAAGGAGAGACAAAAATGGCATTTAGAGTAAGCCCAGGCGTAAGCATCAAAGAAGTAGATCTGACCACAATCGTCCCTGCTGTAGCCACAACTCCAGGCGGGTTTGCTGGCTATTTCCATTGGGGACCAGTGGAGCAAATGGTGACTGTCACCAATGAAAAAGAATTGGCTGACATCTTTGGCAAGCCAACCAACACCAACTTTGTAGATTTCTACACTCCAGCAAACTTCCTGTCCTACGGGAACAACTGCCAGGTCGTTCGTGTTGTCGGTTCCACTGCTGCAAACTCTCAGGCGACAAAAGCAGGAGTGACTGCTTATCTTTCCGTTACTTTCAACAACGAAGTTCAGTTCAACCAAGTTAATTCTAGTTACACCGATGCACAGTTTGCAGGAAAATATCCTGGAGTCAGGGGTAATTCCATCAAGGTTGTTCTTACAACAGGAACTGGAATTTGTGGTGGGCAGACTCTCGCGGCTGCTGCTCCGCTTGGAGCAACATTCATCAACATGAGCCTTGGAAGCGCAAACGATCCTCGGTATCTGGCTGTTGGTGATGACATCATTTTCCACGATGGAACCACTGTTACAATCAGCGGTGTGCAAAAGGCAAACTCTGGTGCTACTCCGACCGCTACCCTAACTCCAGTGTTTGGAGACTTCTTTGGTGTTACTAGCGAAATGACTGGTGTAGGCACAGTACAAAGGGCTCTTCGTCTTGTCATTGACGGTTACCTGCCTGTTGCACAGGCTATAGGTATGACATTTGGAATCAAGAGCCGTTACGCCAAACTCGTTTCTACGAACTCTCAGACAACCGCAAATGTTGCTGACAGCGGCGGTGCGAATGATCTGATCAATGTGCTTGTTCTTGACCGAGACGGGTATTGGACTGGAACACAGAACCAAGTTCTCGAAAAGTTTGAAGCCCTGTCTCGTGCAACAGATGCAACAAAGACCGATGGCGGAAGCAACTACTATCGAACAGTTCTGAACGAGCAGTCTAATTATGTTTGGGCTGTTAGTTCCGATGTGAACGACAATATTGGTGGAAATAAGACCAGGACAGGTTGGACTTTGCCAGGAGTTGGACTATCGACTGCTTCGGCAGTTGGTCACCTTGTGTCTAGCATTGGCTTGACTGGTGGCGCAGATGCGGCTCCAGACAACGCTCGTCGTTGGCAGAAGGGTTGGAGTATGTTTGCTGATTCTGACGGAGTAGATGTTTCTCTTCTTCCGCTCGGTGATGCAGACGAAGTTCTTTCGGCTCTTGTCATTCAGAATGTGTGCGAACGCCGTCTTGACTGCATGGCATTTGCTTCTCCCAAGAAGACAAATGTTGAAAACAAGATGCCGTATGAAGCACTGAACGAGATCAAGAACTATCGCAACAACAGTCTGAACATCAACTCGTCCTACGCAGTTCTTGACAGCGGTTGGAAGTATCAGTTGGACACATACAACAACATCGTTCGCGCTCTGCCTCTGAACGGAGACATTGCTGGTCTGGTTGCTCGCACAGAGTTTACCAATGACGCTTGGTTCTCGCCTGCGGGATACAATCGTGGTCAGATCAAGAATGTTGTCAAACTTCTGTACAATCCCTCGGCAGAGGCTCACCGTGACGAACTGTATACTGCTCAGGTAAATCCAGTGGTATCTTTCCCAGGTGACGGAGTAATCCTGTTTGGTGACAAGACCATGCAGACTCGTCCGAGTTCTTTTGACCGCATCAATGTTCGTCGTCTGTTCATCGTGCTTGAGAAGGCGATTGCAACAGCCGCCAAATTCTTCTTGTTCGAGCAGAATGATGCGTTCACTCGCGCTCAGTTCAAGAACCTTGTTGTTCCGTTCCTCAAGACGGTTCAACAGCGTAGAGGCATCACTGACTTCAAGGTGGTGTGCGACGAAACCAACAACACAGGTGAAGTAATTGATCGCAACGAGTTTGTGGCGGATATCTTTGTGAAGCCCACTCGCAGCATCAACTTCATCCAGTTGAACTTTGTTGCCACAAAGACAGGCGTAAACTTCAGCGAAGTCGGTGGCTGATCGTCTAAATAAGACTAAGGAGTAATCCATGCCAGTAGATCCTACAAACAATATTTCAGGATTTGTAAACGCCTTCGCTGGCGGTGGTGTACGCACGAATCTGTTCATGGTCACGGGAAACATCCCTGGCTATTCAAACAATCGTGCCATCTCGTTCCTGTGCAAGGCTGCACAGATTCCCGCTTCCTCGCTTGGAAC